TAATTCTTTCATGGCCACTTATACTATTTCTCATACTTTGCAGAATAGCACTGCTTATCCCGCAGCGGTGTTTAGCAGCGCTTTTGCTCCACTAACTTCTGTGTATTTTAAACTGGGCGATACTATACAAGCAACAGTAAGCCATCCAGTATCGGGGAATACTTTAGGAATTTCTTTAAATGATGTAAATGAAGCAAACCCTGATCCTAGTAACTTAGGCGGTACATTTACACATGCGGATGGCTATACATATTCTTTAACTTGGTCAGGAACTTTTGCAGAGGGTGGCACAGCTTCGACTGACTTTTTTACGCAGTGGTTTCATTTTAACAGAACAGGTACCTTTCAGTATTCTGCAAAATCTGTATTTCGAAGAGTCTCTGTAGCAAGTCTGTCAATGGGTTCAACTACTATTGCTCCTGGGGGCAGCACCACTATTACAGCGAATACAATACAAGGTTTGCTTCCTCCCACTGGAAATAATGCACACAGACTTTATCTATATGTTACAGACGCGTCTGGTAATATGCTTTTCGGAAACGGACCTACATTTAGTGTATCTGGAAATAATACTTGGTTAGGAAAGTTTACTACTACTCAAACGACAAATACTATGACAGTTGGATCTGGAGTAGCCGATGGAAATTACAGACTTCACGTGGGGCACTACGGAGGTGGAGGAAGTGGGAATGTTTTCTATGGCTCAGACCATAGATTAACTTTTATAGATTTTACTGTTGCAACAGTGGCATCAGATGCAGACCCCGTTGCTTTTAATCTAGGAAATGATCGTTCATCAGTAAGTTTAAATGCACAAATACAAGCTGATCAAATTACAGTAACTGGAATAGACGTACCGGCTCAGATTTCTGTAACTGGAACATCTGATGGGTCTGGAGGCATTTTAGGGTCTCCTAGATACTCTATAGACAGCGGAACATATACTTCAAATGCGGGAACCGTGGATAATAACCAGACAGTAGACTTTAGGTTTGATGCACCTGGAAGCTATGACCAAAGTCGCACCTGTGGTCTAAGTATTGGCTCAGGTCCTGGAAAAACAGACTCGCTAACTGTAACAACTTTAGTAGACCCGGGGGGTGGAGGCACAACGCCACCTGCAGGTACGGGAACAGTCTATGGACTAGAGGTTCTAAACTCTAGTGGTAATGTTGTATTTGGACCAAACTTAAGAAGCTCGCATATTGTAAGGACTGGAGGCTCAACCGCAAATTCAGGAACTATATCACCACTAAATGCTGGCCAAAGCGCCATCATCGGCCCTGTTGAAGGCTTTGCTTTTAATAATGCATCAACAATAACAGTTTTTGCATTAGCTACATCAACAACGTCAGGTGGCTACGGCGCTTATGAACTTAACATAACTAGAGGAAGCAATTCAAATGGAATAGGAGAAGGAAAGTTTCGAATTAGAAATCCTTCAAGCACTACTAATTTAAATGTAACTTATTTCGTGGTGAGGTTCTAATATGTCGTATGGATTACAAGTAACGGGAACAGGAGGAATATATCAGTTAGACTCTGAAACTTCTAGTACTATATCTCTTGTTGTAGCTTCGTCAGGAATTACAACTTCTTCTGGGGGTCACTATATCTCAGGAGCTCAGACAGGCGATTTAATATTTGCAAGACCTAATACTACAAGCAACGCTCATTTATTCTTTAATGCCACCCTTGGACTTTTCTTCGGTCCTACAAAATATAAACTTATTCGAGCAGCCGATTCTACAAATATTACGACGACTGGAGACTATGGTCTCCAAGTTACAAATCTTGGAGGCACAAAAATATTTGATTCGAGAGGAATGACCAGTTCTGTTGTTTTTGGTCCCATTTACGAAGCAGGGGCTTTTACTGGCGGTAAAAGATTTCCCACGGGAGCCCAGGCCGCCATCGGTGGGTCTTATGTACCCGGGGACAATGAAGTTTTAAATCTTAATTCAGATTCAGATCATACAGCGTACGATAACTCATATGTTTTAGTAAATTCAGGGTTTGCCACTACTCAAGGCAGTGGCTTTGTTGGAATAAATGGATATTACTTTGATCGTACAAATAAATATATTTATTTTCAATCTTATTTCGAGGACTTCCCGGGCCCGGGAACGGTATACCAGGTTTATCCAAATTCCTCGGCAGTAGTAGTAGGGACTTTAACAGGAGGTTAACATTATGACGGTACACGGTATTGCAATAGTAGACACAGAGGGGCATATATATTCTTTTTATACTCCTGCTGCTACGTTTGAAGACGAGGGGCCTTGGTCTCAGGACAAAACAAAAACAGTTGTTCATGTAACAACGGAATTTTCAGATATGTCAGAGTTTGCTAGTTTACACTACTACAAAGACAAAACTTGGAAAAGTAGGTCAGCAGCACCAGGAAGTTATTACATCTGGAAAGATGAGGCATGGGTTTTAGATTCTGATGCACTTTGGGCCGAGATACGTGGAGATCGGAATCGAAGACTTTATGCGTGTGATTGGACACAACTTGATGACTGTAAGCTTAGCCTAGCAAAGAAAGGAGAGTGGACAGAATACCGACAAGCACTTCGAGAGGTTCCGACAAATAATAGTGATGTAACACACGTGGATAATGTGGTTTGGCCAGACGAACCATCATAGAAAAATAGTTCTTGACATTCAACCCCCTTTTGAGTATAATCTTCCCATGGCTAAAGAAATGACAACAATCTCTCCAGAAGGACTTGAAGTAGCGAATTCGTACCTGACTCTTGGGAATATTCGGGGTGTTTGCGAGCAGCTGCAAGTTGAAGAAAAGAAGGTTGTTGATATTTTAAATCGACGAGAAGTAAAGAAGTACATCGATACAGTCTACCTCGATACTGGGTATCGAAACAAGAACAATATTGGATCTTTACTGGATGAGATGATACAGTCAAAGCTCGAAGAAGCGCAGGAAAGTGGCGTGTATTCGAGCAAGGACTTAGCTGACTTATTACAAATGGCACATAAGATGCGTATGGACGAAATCAAAGCACAAGCAGAGTTGGAAAAAGCAAACGCATCAAATATTAAGAATCAAACAAACGTTCAGATAAATGAAGGCGTGCCCTTTGGACAAGGTAACTACGGCAAGTTAATGGATAAACTACTAAATGGAACAGCCTGATTTGAACGAAATATATACAAGGTTTGCCGCTCATGAAGTCCAATGCGAAGAGCGGTGGAAAACTATTTTTGCCCGTCTTGAGCGTATGGACGCAAAGATGGATAGACTACAGAATATGCTGCTAGGAGCTACGGGAACTGTCATTCTTTTCCTAGGCGGCATCATTATAACGCTACTTAACGGATAGGTTGATATGCGAGTAAGATCGGAGACATTATGTGATTGGAGAGGTGGCAGCAGTTATAAGCGCGCTGAAAGCTCTGAACGATGGTATAAACACCATCAAACAATCAGCAGGGAACGCGGGGGATTTACAAGCCATAATTGGCAGGTTTGCGGGTGCTCAGGAAAAATATAGGGACGTAGAAAAAGCTAGAACAGGGCGAATGAGCTACAAAGAAGCTCTCGCTATGGAAAGCGCCAAAAGACAGTTACTTAACTTTGATAGACAATTAAAAGATATATGTTTGATGCAGGGTCAGGGCGACCTGTATAACTCAATAAAGACTCGAATGGAAGAGTCACGAATAGCCCATGAAAAAGAAGTTGTACGTATTCGAGCAAGACGTAGAGAAATAAGAAAGTATATAAGCTGGGCAAGTATGGGCGCACTTTGTTGGGTCTTTTGTATGGGAATAGTTTGGCTGATAATAGCCATATGGGAAGCATAAGGAGAAAACTATGTGTTTTAGATGTGGATGTAGTCCGTGTGTATGTGGCTTCTTTAAGTGTGAGAAAGTGTAATGGCTTATCATACGGGAAAGAAGAGAAAGAATGGCAAAAAAAGAAAGAATGGCAAAAAGAAAAAGAATGGTAATGGTCTGACTGCAAAGCAGAAAAAGTTACCCATGGCGTTGCAACGCGCAATTTTAAGAAGAAAGCGTGGTAAGAAATCTTAGGAAAATCCTAAAGAGCTTTGACAAGATGATGAAAAGCGGGTTACTTACAAAAGTAACCAAAAGGGTGAGCAAAGGCATGAGAAAAACATACCGAGGAAAAAGAGCACCGAAAGGCTACCACTTTATGCCTGGCGGCAGACTAATGAAAGACTCTGCCCATAAGAGGAAGAAGCGTGGCAGTAAGAAGAAAACGAAAAACAACCGCAAGAAAAGGCGGGGGTACTAAACGTAAAGCAAGACCTTTGAGTGCAAGCGTAAAGAAAACTCTTCAGGGGAAAGCAAAGAGAAGTAAGTACACTTATGGACAACTCGCAAGAGTGTATAGACGAGGACAGGGAGCGTATCTTAGCTCAGGGTCTCGTCCAGGGGTATCAATGTCACAGTGGGCGTTTGGTCGTGTAAACTCCTTTATAAGAGGTGGCCACTCGCAAGACAATGATATTAAGAGAGGAACTCGTGGCAAAAAGAAGACGACGAAAAAGCGTACCAAAAGATAAGAAAACACGAATTCCTAAAAAGTATTTAGGTGGAACAACGGGGTCAAGGCGGGCACAGCTTGCAGCGGTACTAAAGAGAATATCCGCTCTTTACAAAGCAGGCAAGAAAGTGCCTCGCTCTCTGATACAGAGGCGTATCGCTCTAGGGAGAAGAAAACGTGCCCGTAAGAAAAGTTAAAGGAGGTTATCGCTGGGGAAAATCTGGCAAGACCTACAAGACAAAGGCAGAGGCCGAAAAGCAGGGTAGAGCAATCTACGCTTCAGGATACAGAAATGGCACACGCAAAAAGAGGAAAAAGTCTGCTAAAAAGAGCAGGCGTTAAAGGTTACAATAAACCGAAAAGAACGCCTCGACACCCGAAGAAGTCACACATTGTCGTGGCAAGAGTAGGGCATAAAGTAAAGACTATTCGTTTCGGCCAGCAAGGTGCTAAAACCGCAGGCAAGCCGAAGAAAGGCGAAAGCCAAGCGATGAAAAGAAAAAGAGCCTCGTTCAAGGCTCGCCACCGCAAAAACATTGCAAGGGGTAAGATGTCGGCAGCTTACTGGGCGAATAAGGTGAAGTGGTAGTGGAACAGAGCATTGAAAATTTTGAAGGAACAAAAGTCGTAAATATTGGTTCGGAGTCGTGCGGAGACATACAAGCAGGAATACAATTTATTTACGACATACAACATCATGTGGCAGATATTGCGATTGCTACAGTTTACGGACTAGTAATATATGCCGCAGTTCTTTGGATAACAAAGAAGATCAAGGAAGCATAATAGTAACCTCGTTCATCCTCCAAGGACGGAAGTAAGGAGCACTTAGCCTGAAGGAACGCCAGACAAGGCTTAAGGAGAAATACTATGAAAGAAGTAACTTTAGTCTATCGTGGTGTTAAATACACTAAAAAGGTATAGGAAATAAAATATGGACATATTATTAGAACTTGCAACAACTTTTTGGCAATGGAGCGTACTGATTGTCTTAGTCTTAATTGGTTTTGTGATCAGTTGGTTTGACGGTCAAGGAGAACAGCGTGTAGGTTTTAATATGCCCTTTGGTATGCCCGTATTACAACCTATACCAATAGAAACAAAAGACAAAGGGTTTTGGAAAGGGATTCTTCTGTGGCTTCTCGGTAAAAGACAGTGGGAGGTCGCAGAAGACTTCTGGTTTGAATTAGAGGGATCAAATTACATAATCCCTGCAGGCTTTCAGTTTGACGGGGCTTCTGTACCGAAGTTTCTTGCCACATTTCTTTCGCCTACGGGAGTTTTACTTATTGGTGGATTAGTGCACGATTATGGCTACAAGTATGCCACACTTCTTCACGATGATGGCACAACTCTTGGTTACAAAGACCAGGCACACTGGGATAGAATCTTTCGAGATATTTGTATTGAAGTAAACGGATTTAAGTTTTTGAACTACCTTGCTTACTGGACTTTACGTCTCGCAGGGTTTGTAGCTTGGAACGGCCACAAGAAAAGAGGCACGCACGTTAAGGAGAAGTAATGAGCGAAGAAGGCAAGAATAAGTATCAGAAGTGGATAGACTTGGCAGAAGCCGTAGACAGCTGGAGAATCTTTCCACGAGCATTTTTAAGCGTATACATTTTTCTTTTATACTACAGCACAATGTGGTTCATGGACTTAGAAGCACCAACCCTTGAGCAGTCAGGACTTATATCAATTATTGTAGGTGCGGGTGCTGCATGGTTTGGATTATATACAGGTAGTAAAAAGTAAGAGGCCACAATGGCAATAGAGATTAGCAGAGCGGACGTAGTGTCCGAAGAGCTATTAGAGTTACAATCTGAGACAAGGTTTCTCAAATTACCAGTAGACCCATATTTGGAACTACTCGGCATAACGCCACTTGCCAGTCAGGTGGCTATCATAAATGCGATTAACAATCCGAAATACCGTTTTGTATGTGCGGCAGTTTCGAGAAGGCAGGGTAAAACCTACATCGCAAACATAATCGGACAGCTAGTTTCACTAGTCCCGAACTCAAACATACTCATAATGTCCCCCAACTACGCCCTGTCTCAGATTTCTTTTGATCTGCAGAGGAATTTGATAAAGCACTTCGATTTAGAAGTTGCGAAAGACAATGCAAAAGATAAGGTAATAGAACTAACAAATGGATCCACAATTCGAATGGGAAGTGTTAATCAGGTTGATAGCTGTGTTGGTCGTAGCTACGACCTTATCATCTTCGATGAGGCTGCTCTGGCCGATGGCAGGGATGCTTTTAACGTAGCCCTACGACCCACGCTAGACAAAGACAATTCAAAGGCTATATTCATATCTACGCCAAGAGGAAAAAATAACTGGTTTTCAGATTTTTTCTACAGGGGTTATTCGGATGAGTTCAAAGAGTGGGCGTCTATTCGAGCTACTTATAAAGATAATCCTCGGATGTCTGAGACGGATATTGCGGAAGCTCGAAAATCTATGTCCGAGGCTGAGTTCCGACAAGAGTACGAAGCAGACTTCAACACATATGAAGGTCAGATTTGGAACTTTAACCACGAAGAGTGCATCGGGAACTTCGACGAGATTGATACATCCAAGATGGATATATTTGCAGGGCTGGATGTAGGATACCGAGACCCAACAGCTCTGTGCGTAATTGCTTACGACTGGGACGAAGAAAAGTTTTACTTACTGGACGAATACT